ATAATTATGTGGGTAGAGCAAAGATTTTAAGCACACCAAACGGTCAAATCGTAAGAAATTTAATCGATGACGGTGCTAAATTGGGAGTATCATCTAGAGGATTAGGTTCCTTGGAACAAAAAGGTGATGCACAAGTTGTAAAAGGGGACTTTCAGTTAGCAACTGCAGCAGATATCGTTGCTGATCCATCAGCACCTGAGGCCTTCGTAGAAGGAATAATGGAAGGTGTAGAGTGGATATATGACAATGGTATCCTTAAAGCAAGGGATGTAGAGCAGATGAAAAAAGAATTATCTTCTGCAACCCTAAATAAACTGGAAGAAACTAAGTTAAATCTATGGAAAAGGTTTGTTGAGAACCTATAACATATAAATAAAAAAGACAAATACATTTTTATATTGACAGGAGAGAAAAATGGCAGAGTTAGAAAATAACCAAGATCAAGCCGAAGAGGAGCTTACAGAAGTAAAACAACCCTCTGACGGTGCGGTGAGTGGTGACAAAAAACCTGTAAAACAAGGTTCATCCGATGCTGAGAAAATAGAATCCGGCAAGGGTGAGGTCGTTAAACCTGAAGAAAATCCTGTTGACAAAGCGGTCAAAAGCGTCAGTGACGCCGAAGACGATGTTAAACCTGTGAAGGGAGATAAGCAACAAAAAGGTGCTGACACTGCTGAAAAAGGTTCCAAACTGAAAGAAGAAGAAGACTCTGATGAGGAAGTTATTGAGGAATCAAAACCTTCCAAAATGGAGACTATCAAGGCTGTCGTCAACACCATGAAAGGAATGACTAAGGAAGAACTTCAAAAATCATTCGGAGATATTTCCGAAGATGAAGTAGACGAAACCTTGACTAAAGCAGAAGTCGCCCGTAAAATCGTTGAAACCTTAAAAGGTATGGACGAACAGGATGTCTCAAAATTCGCAGAAAAATTCGATACTGACGAAGATGAAGACGTAAAAGAATCAGTTGAAGGCGATGAAGACACACCTGCTGACGTAGAAGCAGATTTAATAGAGATTGAAGTAGATGACGACCTCAATGCAATCTCTGAAGCTTTAGACCTTTCAGACGAAAATGCTGAGAAAGCAAAAACATTATTCAAGGCTGCTGTAACAAGTAAGGTTGCAGTGATCGTTGAAGAACTTAAGTCTCAGCACGAAAAAGAATTAGAAACCTCGGTAGAAACTGTTAAAGGTGACCTCGCGGAAGCAGTTGACAAGTATCTAACTTATTGCGCAGAAGAGTGGACGAAAGAAAACGAACTCGCAATTGAAAGGGGTTTGAGATCGGAAATGACTGAAAACTTTATTGACGGATTGAAAACATTGTTCGTAGAACATTATGTTGAAATTCCCGAAGATAAGTATGATGTCATGGATGAACTCGCAAATCGTCTCGATGAGATGGAATCAAAACTTGATGTTGAAGTTCAGAAGAACATTGATGTCACTGAAGAGTTAGATTCTATTAAGAGAGGCAATGTAATTAGAGAGGCCTGCGAAGACCTTTCTGAATCACAGAAAGAAAAAATGACATCACTTGCTGATGGAGTAGACTACAAAGACGGAGAAGATTTCGCAGAGAAAATTTCAGAAGTCAAAGAAGCATACTTCAATGCAACTAGTGATGGCATTGCTACAGAAACAAAAGCAGAAGAAGGAACAGGAACATATGGGGACGATTCAGAACCAGTTCTTGATCCACTAATTGCAAAATATTCTGAAGCTATTTCTAAACTAAAACCTTTATAATAATTTAAAGGTTTAATTTAAAGGAAACACAAGTTATGTTTTTATCAGAAAACTTACAAGAAAAGTGGCAACCGATTCTAGAACACTCCGATCTTCCTAAGATCGAAGATAGCTACAAGCGCGCTGTTACAGCAGTTATCCTTGAAAACCAAGAAAAGGCTCTTAACGAAGATCGCCAAACCTTGGAAGAAGCTGCACCTTTAAATGCTACTGGAAGTTCTGCAATATCTAACTGGGATCCAATTTTGATCTCATTAGTTCGTAGAGCTATGCCGAATCTCGTTGCATACGACATTTGCGGTGTTCAGCCGATGACAGGCCCAACTGGACTTATCTTTGCTATGAAAGCAAGATATAATGACTATCCATCAGTAGGAAGAGAAGACAAATCAGAAGCTCTCTTCAACGAAGCTCGTACTGGTTATTCCAGCACGAATCAAACTGTAGCGGATGGTCTTGGTTCACAAGATATAAGTGATCCTTTTGACACTTCCTCACCTTCCTATGCGGATACAACTGGTAGTGGTATGACCACTGCACAGGCAGAAGCATTAGGTGATGTAGAAGCATCAAATGGTTTCGCACAAATGGCTTTCACAATCGAGAAAGCTACTGTCACTGCTAAATCAAGAGCATTGAAAGCCGAGTATACACTCGAATTAGCACAAGACCTCAAAGCAATCCACGGTCTTGATGCGGAATCAGAATTAGCTAATATTCTGAGTTCTGAAATTCTTGCAGAAATCAACCGAGAGGTTGTAAGAAACGTCAATATCCAAGCAAAAGTTGGGGCAGCAGCCACAGCCGTAGCTGGGACATTCAACTTAGATGTTGATGCAAATGGACGTTGGTCTGTTGAGAAATTCAAAGGATTGTTGTTCCAAATCGAAAGAGAAAGCAATACGATTGCAAAAGAAACTCGTAGAGGCAAAGGAAACTTTGTTCTATGTAGTTCTGATGTAGCGTCCGCGCTTTCTATGAGTGGTGTGTTGGATTATGCACCTGCTCTATCTACTGGTCTTAATGTTGATGACACAGGCAACACGTTTGCTGGTGTTCTTAACGGAAGGACAAAAGTATACATCGACCCTTACGCGGGTGTCGATTACTTGACAGTTGGATATCGTGGCTCAAATCCTTATGATGCTGGTATTTTCTACTGCCCATACGTTCCATTACAAATGGTTCGTGCGGTTGGTGAAAACACTTTCCAACCAAAAATCGGGTTTAAAACTCGATATGGTATGGTTTCTAACCCATTCGTGGGTGCGACTCCAGCTAGTGGAATGGCAACAGCTGCCACTAACCAGTATTACAGGAAATTTGCAGTAAGCAACATCCTTTAATAAACGATAATTTTATTATCTTTTCAGAGGGGTCTTTTAGACCCCTCTTTTTTTTGTCTAAATATAAACAGGGAAGTCAGAAGACAACCCATTAACACACAGACACACAGGAGAAACCATGTCAGAATCCAAATCAGGATTCGAAATTCGTTCCGACTTGCTTAATCAAGCTCAAGGTCTTTTAGAAGGAAACCTTCAAAGAGATTGTGATGCTGTTTATATGCATAACGAGAATTATCCCGACAATAAAGAACCTCTTCCAGCTGGATCAATTAATGCTGAAGATGTTATTGTTGTCGCAAGACAATTCAACGAATTTGTGAATCAAAAATAACAAATTAGATCGAGGGGTGTAAAAACCCCTCATCTATAAATAGTAATATGGCAACAATTAATAAATCCATTCTAAATCGGAATAATTTTAGACTGTTGATAAAGAAAATTCCAACAGTAGAATACTATATCCAAACAGTAAATATTCCCGGCGTATCCTTCACAGAGGCAGTTGCACCTGCTGGAATTGGTTTGGATGCATATTTTCCCGGCGATAAGGCACAATTTGATACACTAGATATTGTTTTCTTGGTAGATGAAGATTTAGAGAACTACAAAGAAGTATTTGACTGGATGGATTCAATCATTCCAATAAGTGATCCCAAATTGTATAAAAATTTAACTGGGACAAAATCAACAGTAGATAATAGATACAGTGCAGTGGCTGATGATTTAGCACAATATTCAGACATTACACTTGTCACAAACACCAATAAAAACCTACCTAATAGGTATTTTAGATTTCATGATGCATTTCCTATATCATTAGGTGCATTAGAATTACAATCAGGGGCAGAAGCTGAACCTGTAACTTGTCAAGTATCCTTTAGATTCAGTTATTACGACATTAAAACCACTAGTTAATACCACACTTTCGTGGTATAATAGTATATTATGACACTTGATGAGATCAAACAAGAATGGTCGAAAGACGTTGAAATCGATGATATAGAACTCGATAAGGCATCTTTAGTTGTTCCTAGACTCCACGCAAAGTATTCAGGTCTACTCTCAGAGAAGACCTTACTCTTAAAACAGTATACCCAAAGATATAATTCCCTTTTAAAGGATAAATGGTTGTGGTATAACGGTAAGATGGATGAAGATCGAATTAAACAACTCGGTTGGATACCTGACCCATTTGATGGGTTAAAGGTTATGAAAGCAGATATGTCTATATGGTATAATGCAGATAAAGACTTACAGGAAATGAATGCAAAGATAGAATACCTCAAGGTAACAGTTGATTATGTTAAAGAATGTCTGAACAATGTTACATGGAGACATCAAACCATTAAGAATACGATTGAGTGGCGTAAATTCATGTCAGGACAATGATCTTAGAAAATTATATTTGGTTTGCACCATCTTATTTCTCTAAAAAAGAGATAGATGATGTCTTAAGGTTAAGTGCAACGCTACCCGAAGATGAAGGAATGATAGGAACTCCAAACAACGATGCAGATGCACCTGATGGTGATGGACATGGAAGCACTGATGATAACATAAGAAGTTCAACTGTAAAATGGTTCACCGAGAATGCCCTACCTAAAGAATTTGAAGAGAAATTAAATGATGGAATCAATAAAGCAAATCTAGAAGCTGGATGGAATCATTCTTGGGAATACAAAGAGAATACACAGTTTACTATTTACAATGCACAACCCGAAAAAATGAAAGGTGATTTTTACACTTGGCACACTGATGCCGGCCCGATTCCTTATGATAATGGGTTGCATCGTAAATTGTCTTGCACAATTCAAGTATCACATCCTGACGATTATGAAGGTGGACACTTCCAGTGGTTAGAACCACAGAGACAGTTTGATAAAATGCAGTTAAAACCAACTATTGATATAGATCAGTGTGTATGCACTGCACCTTTTTCTTCGAAGGAACTTGGAAGTCTTATTGTGTTTCCTTCATTTTTATACCATCAAGTCACTCCTGTAACAAGGGGTATCCGTAAATCAATGGTTTCATGGTTTGTCGGAAAACCATATGTCTAATACTGTTACCGTTGCAAAAGTAAACGAAGTTTTTATGAAGGTCGATTGTGATGATGGACTTGCAAGAGACTTGTATGACTTTTTTTCTTACACTGTTCCTAATGCAAAATTCATGCCTTCGGTTCGTAATCGATTTTGGGATGGTAAGGTAAGACTCTTTTCAATAAAATCACATCAAATCTATGTTGGGTTATTACCTTATGTTGACGAATTTTGTCGTGAAAGAGGATATGATTTTGAAGGTGTGTATGATATATTAGGTGATAAGGAAAGAGGAACCGCAGTAGATCATTTTATTCAATCGTTAAATCTCCCTTTTAAACCTAGAGATTATCAAATAGAAGCTTTCGAGACTGCAATACAATATGGAAGACAATTATTGTTGTCACCAACTGCAAGTGGTAAGTCTCTTATAATTTACATGCTTGCAAAATACTACGATAAGAAGACAGTTATCATTGTTCCTACCACTGCATTAGTAGAACAGATGTATAAAGATTTTAAAGACTATGGACATGATGGTCAGATGTGTAGGATTTATAGTGGTCAAAAGGTATTTGATGCACCTATTACCATTACTACATGGCAATCATTAAGTAGAGCTCCAAAGAATGTCATACAATCATTTGACATGGTTGTGGGTGACGAAGCACATTTATTTAAAGCACAGATGTTAAAAGGTATCTTAGAGAAGATGAAAACCACTGCATTAAGATTCGGAACAACAGGAACACTTGATGGAAGTGAAGTGCATAGACTTCAATTAGAAGGTATGTTCGGGCCTGTTAAAAAGGTAGTTTCTTCGAAAGAACTAATGGATGAAGGAACCATTGCAAATATAAAAATAGAATGTTTTATTCTTAAACATCCTAAACAAAAGAAAATGACTTGGCAAAAAGAGATGGATTACCTCACTGGAAATGATAGTAGGAACGACTTTATTTGCAATTTAACATACCATCTGAAAGGTAATACTTTAGTCTTGTTTCAGTTCGTAGAAAAACACGGTGAAGTATTGTTCAATAAGATGTATAAAAAGATACCTAAAAAGTTACACTATGTGTATGGTGGAACTGACACTATAGATAGAGAAAAAGTAAGAACTATAGTAGAAAAGAAGAAAGATCACGTCATACTTGCATCTTATGGAACATTCTCTATGGGTGTAAACATTAAAAAGATCGATAATATAATATTTGCATCACCATCTAAATCAAAAATAAGGAACTTACAGTCTATCGGAAGAGGACTGAGAAAAGTGGAAGGAAAGGATTCTATGAGATTGTTTGATATTGCAGATGATTTGGGGTATAAAAATTATACCCTTGGTCACCTCAAAGATCGTATAAATATCTATAACGAGGAAAATTTTCCTTATGAGATCAAACAATTCGATTTAAAACCATGACACAAACATCAACTGCTAGAGAACTTGCACCACAACAATACGAAGTTCTTAAGCTCAAAACAGGACAAGAAATCGTAGGTATGACTAAACACCTTGAAGAAGGTATTGAAATTACTTTACCTATG